GGACCTTTAGCGGGTGCCAAGGATCCATTACTCTGTGTGATCCTTGGTCACCCGCTGTGATACCGGCTTAGTCGACTGTTACGCCCATCCACCACCTACCAGCCAACCACTCGACGTGGCAAATGACACCGTTCTTATCCTTTACCAGGTATTCGCGCTCGCCGATCTCTTGGAAGTTTTCCGGCTTGACACCAAAGTAGTCGAGTAGTTCTTGCGGGATGTTGTCTACCATTATTTCACCTCGTTGATTTCGGTGGGCTTTACGCCGTTTCCGCCTTCGATGTCAAGGTAGTTCTTGACTCGGGTGAGTGCTTTGCGGGGGTTGTCGGCGACGATTCGGAGTGTTTTGCCGTTGCTGAGTGTTACGACGTATAGTCCTTTTTCCCGCCTTGCCACGCTTACCTCCTTAGTCGATACAGATGTAGTTGACCTTGACGATCTCAACGTTGTCTTTACCGAATGTGCGATACACCATTTCACTTCCCCAACGCTCAGCACTTTCGTCGTTAAAGGCTTTTACGGTGCGGGACATGATGGCCGTCTGTCGGTGTCCTTCTCGGTAGCGCCAGATGGTGTCCACGCGGTAACGCGAGTACATACGCTTTCCTCCTTAACCGGTGTGCCCCTAGTCTAGTCGACTAGGGGCACAGAGTCAACCTTAGAGTCCTAGCTCTTCCCTGACTCGCTTAGCTGACTTGAATAGGTCGTCTACGACTTCTCGGTGTACTTCGTCGGCGAACGCTCCTCCTACATACCTAAAGCCCGGGTATGCGTCGAGATTTTCAGCTGTCCAGGATAGTACCTTGAAGCCGCTTACGAAAGCTGACCGGATGTAGTTGATGGTGAGTTGTAGGGCTTCTGCCGCGTTGACGCATCTTAGTTCTTGGCGGTGCGACAGTGGCCGTTTCATGCCGTCCGCTTGGTAGATGAGGTGGATTCGGAACGTCACGTACTTGTCTGCCATGCCCTCATCTTACCCTAGTAGCTTGCCGTTGACACGCATAACGTCAACAGAGTTCCCTGTTCTCCATGTGATCATGTTGGGTGTGGGTGTCACTAGGTCGTCCGTTGACCACTGCAAATCGCAATAGCAATTATGCAACTGGTCTGTCTCGTGTTCGTCCAGACGACACCATAGGTAGCTAGCGGCATATTGAGGCTCGCGTGGGTTTACGAGGGTAATAGCCAGACAGGGTTTAGTCACGATAATCTCCCACGTATACGATCGCCCCCACGCATCGGCGAACGTGGGGGCGGATTACCGGTATGGCTTGGAGTTAGGCAGCCTTCTGACGAGCGTTGGGCTTAGGCTTGTCCTCCTGCTTCGGTGCAGACTCTCCGGTTGCGGCGACCTGCTCCGGAACGTCCGGCTTCTCGGTCACCTCCGTCTTGAGCGCATTCTTGCTGATAGCGACTACGGTCTCGGTCGTAGCGGTTACGACGATACGAAACTTGTCGCCCGGGTACTCAGACGCTGCGGATTCGAGTGCTTCGGTGGCACTCTCCAAGGTCCGGTAAGCGCGCTGAGAGTGCCGCTGCCAGACTCCCTTGCTAACCCGCTTGTCGACAGCGTAGTTGGCACGGTGGGAAAGTTCAATCGTTTCCGGCAGGTTGACCACGTTGTCACTGGTCCACGTTACGGTGGTCTCGGCAGTCAGCGCGTCGTCAGGTTCAGCCTTACCGTGCTCCTGAAACGCCAACGCCATCACGAAAGCCTTGTCCGTGTCCTTACCGGCCGGAATCTTATAGCTGACGTTCTTACCGGCGACGGTCTTACCTTCGACTACCCACATGGTTTCTCCTACATTGCTTGGTGGTGTTGGTCTGAGTCTAGCACCTACGGTCGTAGGCTTCAACGTGACCATAGGGATTGGATGACGGTTTGGGGGTCACCTTCTGGTGTGATCCCGTCTCTCAGCGCTGCTTCAAGGTCTGTCATGCCGAACTCTTTACGGTATGGCATGGATTCGAGTACTCCGCTTGGCGGGGTCATGTGGGGACTGCTGCACCATGCTCCGTTGCGCTGTACAACGGTTGTGGTGTCGCGCTTGAGTTTAGGGTCGCTATTGACCACGATTTTATCGTCTCTGACGCTTGCTCCACAACTTTCCCACTTGTTTCGCATTAGAGCCACTTTAGGACCGGTCACCCTGAACGCGATGTCAATGGTTAGGCTCGGCCACGGCTTACTAGGATTCCACTCGCGGAAAAGCTGGTCGAACTCTTCCATTCGTTCTGCAAGGTCTTTAGCCGAAATACCGCGCGATTTCAACTTGAGTCCCTTGTTGGCCTTGACGGACTCACGGTCCGCATCACACCAATAGACGCCAGGCTTAAGAATAGTCATCCCCTCCTTTTTCCCTTCATCCCACGCACCCAGTTTATTGCCGTCAATCTCCAGACTGTTGTGAGGAGTTCTAAAGTAGACGCCATCAGTGGCGACCATAACCAGGTCTTCAGTTCCTACCGGGTGGGTTGCGATAGCGTCAAGGATCATAGTACGGCAGCCCGAAGTAATGAGAGAGGCATAGATGGGATTAGCGAATTTAGGGTTCCCGGTGGACTGTGCCAGCTTTCCGTACATAGAGTTGTACGTACCCTTACACGCTTTTCCGTGCACGGTGTTCTTACCGACATTCAGTCGTTGCTGGTAAAGGTCTGCAACGCCTTTCAGCGGTGGCGGACACTTGCACGCTTTATACCCATATTTTTCCAGTGTCCGATAGCTAGCTACCAGTCCGGCACGCTTGGCGGCCATTAGCTCATGAAGCCAGTAAGTACCAATAGTGACCAGTGGTCGGAGGATGGTCTCCTTGGACTCCCGGTGTTGCATGGCACCGACGTATGCGTCACTACCGTGCACCTCTGCCTTTACCAATGTCAGATCACCGTTGACTCCGTCAACCCACTTCCCATGTAGGAGGCACGGCAAGTTTCTCATGATGTGGGGGTAAGCCGAATTGATGTCATATTCGTAAGTAACCCCCGGGATATGTCCATGGGCAAAAACTTCGAACCATCCGCCGTAATAGCTATCCCTAGCCATACTGAGCGCACGACTAGGAACAAATTCCTGAACTTCCTTGCTAGTAGGTACACCGTTGGCGTTCATCCATGCTTGGGCCGCTTGCCCGGGGCCAAACCATTTGTCTTTGCTGAGCCTCACACCGATAGCGACGTACCCCTTATTGAGACGCTTCATCATGCGGGAGAGGACATCGTTCTCCAGAAGGTTGTACCGGATCATGTCAGCCCCTAGCGCGGCTGCGTCACGGTTACTCTTTCCCTCACGGATGGTCTCGTACTCCGCTGGCGTGCATACGGGGTCGTCTGGCCACTCTTTCGGAGAGATGGCGTTAAGGAACGAAGTCTGAAAGAACGGCCCCACGTCACAAATGTACATCCATGGTTCTTTGTCACTTGACCGGTGTTGCTTGCCGGGACGCAGTTGAAATCGCTTCATTCCCAGAATGTCAATTTCCCAACGTGCGCTTTCCTGGTCACCATCGACATAGACAGGGAAGGGCTTAGGGTTACCACCGCTATTTTTCCGCTTGCGCTTAGCAATACCTTCACTCGTAAAGAGTGCTTTCGCTTCATGGAGGCTTAGACTTTTCAACCATTGGCTAAAGTCGTACCCCAGGAAGTATCCCACAAATGCATGGTCTGGGTTTTTGAGATGTTGCTCCCATAGGAACGGGAAGATGTCACGATGCGTTAGACGCTTCCCGTCCCTATGGAGCGATTCGGAACCTACGCTAAGTAGCACGTACGGGTCGCCATCGACTGTGGTGTCTGCCTCACCGTCGACGGCTAGGAAGTTTACGATGTGCGCGTTCCGGTAAGCAGTCCGGGCACTATGCGCTTGCTGCGATGACCTCTTGCGTCCGCAGCTTGTCACGCATCGAATTTTCCTAAGGTCGCTTGTTTCGAAGGTGTTACCACAACCGATACATACGCGCACTATCACGGTAAGCCCCTAGTGATACCAGAAGGGATTGCCTTCTACTTGCCGTCTTGCTAGGTCGATAAGTTCGTCTGTACTTGCTGCCGCAGCCATTCTAGCTTGCGCCGTTGTCATCTTATTGACGTTAGCCACGACTGCTGTATCACGGTATCTTAGCCTGTCACCGAGCTTGCCTCTCAAGTTAGCCAGCGCCTTACGTCTGACGTCCGATACCCGCTGTCTCTGAAGACGCTTTACCGTTAGCCTCTCAACCAGAGATGATACTTCCCCTGGCTTGAGTCTACGGTCCGCCATGAACAGCTTATCGACTTTTTCCCGGTCTCTCTTATCGAGCCTTATATAGTCTAGCGCTCCGCCCGGGAACCCTTCTTTCGTACCTCCTGGATGTCTCCTTATCCACTCACTACGCTTTCGTATTCCTTTTCTAATAGCAGGGTCCATGCGCCTACCCCTTACGGCACCCATACCGGTAATGAGTACCAAAAACCCCACACACCGTGAGGTGTGTGGGGTTTTTGCTCACCATTGCCAGGTGTCTCCGCTATCGTCTATGGGGAGTTGTGGCTGTTCGGGTGGCCACTCGTGTTTATGGTCCGACTCCCAGGTTCCATTGTCAATCCACCCATCCGGGGGTGGCCCGTGCAATGTCCGGTGTATAGCTTCTAGCCGTTCCGGCGGCGTTTTCTCGGACACCCATACCCCGTGAGACCACTTTACGTGGTAAAGCGTCTCACCGGGGTATGGCTCTTTGCGCCACTCGTTCTTAGCGCGGGGCATTAGAAGGGGACGTCATCCCAATCAATGTCGCTCTGGTCCACGCTGGCGTCAGGGTCGACTACCACATAGTGGTGGTAGGAAACCGGCTCCCCCTCCTTGTCCACCCGCTTCCCGGAGTCCTTCTCGCCAAGGTAGTGGATCTCAATGAACTGGCCGCGCTGGGGCGCGAGTTCCTTCAGACCGTCCTTAAGAGTGGTGTGGAAGGCGTGCACAGCGTAGAGAGGGCCGTCACCTTCGGGGGCTATGTAGACGACCGGGTAGGTACCGTACTCGGTCGTGCGGGTGTCTCGGTGAGCGACGGCTCCGGTCAGCTTGTCCCCGGGCTTAGGTCGCCATGCAGTTGCAAGGGCAATGTCAACCATGGACACGGTCATGTGACTTCTCTTTCAGTTTGCACATGTAACGTTTGCGAGAGCCTTAGCGGCTTCGCTCCGTTCTGACAGTACAGAGTCTAGCGGACTCGAACGCGAGTATCAAGCCTTGCCACTGGCTTGAGCGTAAGCAGTCCATGCGGCGGCCAGGATGCCAACGACACCACCTGTTACCGGCAGTACAGGCGTATGACCAGATCTAAGGTCAGTTTTCAGTTCGATGATCGTCTGTTCTATCGCTTCCACCTTGGTCTCAAGTCGTGTAAGCGTCTTCACAATTTCTTCATTCACTTGGAAAGGTCCTTACCGTTCCAAGAGCGGTCGGCCGACTGCGCGACGTTACGGAAGTAAGGGATGCCGTACCCGTAAACGTAGTCAACCTTGCGAAGACGCTTCTGGAGGTGAACCCCGTCACCTTCGGCAGAACCATCGTTATTGGTGTTGCCTTCGATAGTGTAGATGTGCGTGTCGTCGTAGTTATAAACGATACCGGTATGAGTTCCACCATTAGCCCCGTAGAACACCTGAAAACCGATACCGGGATACTCGGTGAACCGTCCCGCCTTCTTATAAGCGGCGACGGACTGCGCGCATCCTGCCGACTGTGCTCCAGGCGGAACAGGCACGCTTACCTGCCAGAAGCACCACTGTGCGAAGGTAGCGCACCATGGCTGACCGTCGGACCAAGAGAAACCGGGCAGTTGGTCAGAGTACTTCTGGTTGTTGTTCCAATGCCCATTGGAATAACCCTCACGGTATCCCACCTGAGACATGGCAACCTGAATAGTGGCCTTAGCGTCGTACATGATTCAGAACCCTTCAACTGTGTATGAGACGACATAGCTAGCTGCGACGGTAGCGGTAGCCCATAGGGTAACGCCACTTGAGGAGAGAGCAGTGTAACCTACCGCGATCCTCTCCGGGAACCCCGTGTTAGCTGTTACAAGACAGGTAAATGAACTACCTGTAAGTGCGGTGGGAAATGTGATTACTGTCGATGTTGCAGTGTTGACGCTAGTCACTGTAATGGTAGCGCGACCGGTAATCCTGTTGGATGCTTTGAAAACAGTGGAAACGCTGCCACTGGTGTCAACTGCGAACTTAGCGATTCCGTCAAGTTTAAGCGACAGAAGTGAACCGGTCTGTCCCGCACTAGCCCTAACTGTCATGGCATCGGACGCCGAGGCTGTAGGCGCCACCTGAAGCCGGTTACCGTTAAGCGACACCAGACCAGGGTCAACCGTGACGGTGGACGACCCGGTGTTAAGACTCAGGTTGGGACTGGACGACCCATCGTTGTTTTGCGAGTTAAGGAAGATACTGGACTGTGCATTGGCACCCGTGACGGTCGGTCCGAAAAGCTGTAGCGTCTCAGCTTCGTTAGCCTGGCCTATGTTAAGAGATCCAGCCTGTATGCGAGCAGGTGTACTTTCAACAGGCCGGTTAGTCGGCAGCTTGATAAGACCAACATTAGCGTTGGTCGAAATCAGGACCTGGTTAGACGTACTGGCACCGACGGAGATAGGTGTAGCTGTACCGGTTGAGCGGACAGTGATGTTATTGAATTCCGCCGACCCTGACGTGTCCACCTTCCAGCCGGTAGACCCTGCTACATAGTTGGACGACTGCAAGGTACCCCTTGCCGTCAGACTGTTGATATCGGCTGTACCCGATTGATCCAGCTTCCAGCCGCTTACCCCTGCAACGTAGTTGTTTGATTCCAGGGTGCCGCGAACTGTGACGTCGTTGAACTCGGCAGTCCCGTCCTTATTAATGGTCCAGCCCTGCGAGCCTGCAACGTAGTCCGGAGAGTGAATCGCGGGACGGATAAGAGTCGTGCCACCGACAATGGGATTATTGAAAGTCACGTGTACGTACTCCTAGTCCCGTTAAGCGTGAAGGTGGCGGTTTGACCCGCATTCCCGCCAGTCCACGTGCAAGTGAACTGCTGCCCCTTCTCAATCCGATATTGTGTATCCGAAGAGTCAAGGTTACCCGAATAGGTGCCTTCCTTGAAGATACCGTCGAGAGTGACTCTGGCCTCAGGTACGACTACAGCATCCGTCGGGTCAGTAGTCTGAACTGCCATCGACGATATCTGCCAGTATTCGAGTGACGGTGGTGAAAACGTAACGACTGCTGTTCCGTTGCTATCGAACGTGGAAGAGCTGGTCTCGTTAAGGTTGTACGTAGGCATTAGGCAGGCTCCACAATCCACCATGCAATTACCGAAGTATCTGTCGCATCCGATGATGCAATTTGGAAGCTGGTACCTGGCGTGCGGGCAAAGACGCATATGGGCTTGGGACTGGTTACAGTCCCTAGCGACTGCACCGTCAGGAAAATGCGCGAATTCGCGGTTACCTTGGATGTGTTGATAGTCGCTGAACCGGTTACCAGTGTCACCGTGCCCATGGTGGCATTAGTGCCTTCCTTGACGGCTATACCAACACCGGCAGTACCCAGTGAAAGCTGTCCGCCGAATACACTGAATGTACCCTCGCTTTGACCCGTAGCCATAGAAAGAAAGCCATCGGTCTTAAGCGCTCCTACATCAGACCGGTACAGCGTGGCATCGGTAGCGGTACTCCCTCCTGCGCCGAAGTCGACCCGACCGTCTCCCCGGATAGACAGTCGAGGCTGTGTATCTCCGGTAGTCTCGACAATGACTGCGGGAACCGTAGGGCCCGTAGTAGTGACGGTAGCCTGCGTAGCACTCGCTGAACCCATCAGCACGGTGCCGAGCGATGAAGCTCCGAATACGGTGACGCCACCGTTGAACGTGGCTCCGCCCGTATAGGTCGACGTACCCGTAACAGTGAGATTGCCACCTACCGACACATCACTAGAGGTATTGACGGTAGCCGCATCGGTAGCACCGTCTACTGTCAGTGTTCCCTTTACCTCTAGGTCTTTGAAAGACGGACTTGTGTTACTGCCCAGAACTGGTACGTAGCTGAGTGCCATTATGCCCAGTACTCCTCTATAACGCTAACATCGGTACTAGCACCGTCGCCGACAGCCCACAATTCACCAACACTAGATACCATGAATGGCACTACCCCCGGTATCCATGCTCCACTGAGTTGCGCCTGTGACTGCGTAGCACCAATACGAATGTCTTGGGTTCGAGCAATGATAGTTGCGAACTTGCGTCGAGGATCCGCTGACAAGAGCTTAGCCCCCGCAACAGTGTCGACGGTAACAGTGCGGGGAGCCAGCCTCTTACTCGGAAGTTCACGAACATCAGTCGGCTCGCATATCTTGACCGGTACGATGTGAGCGTCGTAATCCTCAACCTGCTGTACCGAGTCAAGATCTGGTGCCATTACTGGCGTTGGCACATGAACATCAGGCTGACCTTGGTAATCCGTCACTTCTTGAGTACCTTCCCATAGGTGGACGTGACAGCGTTAACGGCTTGCGCTCTGACTGTCGACGATACAGCCATAATGATTACCGCACCGCCCAGTATCACGTAAGCCACGTTAAGCCAATTACGCGGATTAGATGTCCACTCGCCGAACTTCCCGAACAAGCTGACAGCGTCTCCCAGCGGTCCTAGGTCGAGCTCCTGCGGTGCAGCTTCAAGCCCTTTGTAAAACGGTTCCAGTGGGTTCCACCAAGAGGCGTCTTGAGCGCTACCAACGCCACTAGATCCACTGTTCAGGTATTTCTTATAAGCACCACTGGTGTACGTAGACCAGGCAGACAGCCCCTGCTCTTTGAGGATCACGGCTGCGGCACGAGCATTAACGGCGGGGTTATACAGTGCGTCGTTACTGACGATCCCGAACTGTTTACGACGTGCCGCACCCATGGAGCCAATCATGTTAACCTGCCACAAGCCATAACTGTTATCGGGCGGGATAACGTTATGCGCCATAGGATCACCCCCACTCTCGGCCATGGCAATCGCGGCCATAACCTGAGGGTTAGCCATACCCGCCGATTGCGCATACATCTGGATTTGGGCTTGTGTCAGCTTAGCCATTTCAAAACGCCGAGCCCGACCCGGAAGTGCTAAGGGCAACCGTGTCCATCTTAGGCGCCTGAGTGACACCTGACGGTGTGTCACTCTTATCAGGGGTAATGAGGCTGCGAACCTGTGACTGGAAGTTGTCCGTAGCGGAAGCGTGCTTATATGTCCACGCAAGACCGATAGTCATGAGTCCGCCGACTACAAAGACTTCCGGCGACTTAGCGAGCAAAGAGATGCCGGAGACAACCGCCACCGAAGCCCACGTTGCGGTCTTTTCAGCCTTATCAACATCTGGCGTGTTACCGGGCAGTCCGCGAGTGTCGGCAATAGTCGGCAAAGCAATGTTGTACGTTCCGTAGACTACGGCACCAACCGCCGCAGCCAGCATAAGATTTTCGTTAGGCTTGAGCATTCCTACCTCTTAGTGGTGAAAGTGACATAGCTTGACCATGGTCCAGGTGTCCTAGTACCGGGCGTCACTGCCGCTACCTGATATGAGTAACGTGTACCAGGTTTAAGTCCGTCCAGTCTGGTAGCGGGATCAACGCTTTCAGATGTCAGGGAAGACCCGGAACGGCGGATAAGGTAACCCTGTCCATACGTGCTACTCCACCGCAGTACAGCGGAATTCCTAGTGATGTCAGAGATCTTCAGTCCCGTGGGAGCGCTGAGTTTCTTACCGTCTGTCTTAACTGTTACCCCTGCTGACCGTGGACCCATCTTTTCACCGTCAAGGCCCGCAGCAACATAGAACGTATATGTGGTGTTCGGTTCAAGACCGCCGATGTTCTGGTTCGTGTCCATAGAACCCCCTACGTTGTCCTGAAAGCCAGAGCGATAAACACGGTACTGCTTAGCTCCGGGGACGGGATTCCACGCCAGGTTTACGGAAGTATCGGTATGCCCTATCACCCTAAGACCGGTGGGAGCAGGCAGCTTTGAAACGTCCGTCACCCCCGGTGTTTCAGTAATCGTCTGCGGCCCGGAAGGAGGGTACCCTCCCATTGCCCCTACAGCAGCACGGACGATAGCGACTTCGCTAGAGTCAAGGTTCTGACCGGTAAGGAACTCACCTAGTGCCGACTGGACCGCTTGTGCGTTCCATCCCGCATTCGCCAGCTTATCGACAGCCTGGTTAAACCAGTCGCTGTTACTCGTAATGGTCCCGCTACCGGTGTTACTGCTATTCCCTACATTTTCCGACGCGCCAACATTAGACCCGATAACTCCCGTGGAAGCCTGTTCAGCATCCGTACTGGAAGTCACCGTAGTCGGCGTGCTACTCGAAGAGCTCCGATTAGTGAACCACCGGTAGGTGACATATGCTGCGGCACCGATACCGACAAAGATAAGTACTTTTTGCTGTTTCTCCGGCAGACCCTTAATGGGGTTGTCCACTAGAAACCCCCAAACGACGATGACCCGGTTACCGCGCTATTAGCGTCATTACCTGACATCACCGCATCATCGAACGAACCCGCTGAACGTGGAAGAGTGACAGACGTAACAACATCCTTCACCATTCGCTGACGCGGTGGAGCTGTATAAAAGTCTCGCGGCTGTGTGTACTGGATACCGTAGTCACGCGTAACAGTCCTGCGTCGCTGAGGGTCCCAAGACCAGCGCCACAGATTACCGAGGCGAAAACCGTCCGGGTTGTCTTCAGGACGTGAAGAACGGCCACGAACATACTTAGCCATATCAGGCTCAGACGCTGTACCGAACGGATTGGAATACCCGTCAGTCATTACAGCGTCACGAGCCTGCGTATCGTCGGCAAGAGGCTCACCGGCGAACGCAGTGCGCTTCCACCCATGGTCTTGTGAGCCATCATGAGCGGACAAACGTCCACCGTCAGGCTCATCCCCTTGGCGGTGAGTGAGGACGGCTCTTGAGTCATGCGGATTGACCTTTGCGTACTTAATACGCGACGCATCAGCGTCAAGGTCGCCAGCCCAAGAGACGGGGGTGTCAAGCTGCATTCCACCGCCAGGCATAATGCTCTGCTCGAACTGCGTACCCCCATACTCGCTACCCGTACCTGACGGGACGGTACGCTCCTCACGCGAACGAGCGTTGTCCGTCTCGTCGGCAGCGTGACGCGGTGACGGGGCTGGAAGCACCCGGTCCTGTGCCGCTGTCGCTAGGCGAGCAAGCTGCCCGCTGTAGATGTTGTATCCCATGGATCACTTCCGGGGAGACGCCATGGCGGTTGCGAGGGAACCCCTAAAGAATGCAGAGAGCGAATCCAGAACCTTAGCAGTCTGACGCCCCGGAAGAACAGCCGTGGTGACCATCCCGATTCCCACAATGCCCATAAGTACCTTGGTGATGTTATCCATTACCGTCCTTAGTCATACCGTTAAACCAGTTGAGTGCCGATTCGGCAGGTGAAGGGACAGCAGGGTCAACCCGTCCAAGAGTTGCACCTACCACCGCTAGCCATGCCAATGCGACAGCGAACTTGGGAAAAGGCTTTTCGAGTGCCGCGAACAAACCGACGGATACCGCAGTCGCAATCGGTATACGCCAATCCCACGGTTCATCATTGAACACGCTACGGTTCAGCATGGTAATACCGCCGATAGCCAGGATTGGCGCTGTAGATTCAGCCATTATACGTTCGCCACCTTAGGGGCCGATGAACTACCCGAACTGTAACGGATAAAGATATACGGCTTGTTCCCGTACATCAAATCGTCGACCTTCCCCCGCTGTACGTTGCGAGAAGGGTTTTGCTGACCAATTGCATAACCGTTCCCGTAGCACACAACAACGTGGTTCAGGGATATAGCCAAATCGCCAGCCTGTACGTCCCCCGCCGGTACCTGCTGCCATTCCTTGCTAGCCAGGTAAGCGGTAGTAGTCGAATTACCCGGCGGTTTGATACCTAGTGACTTGAGTCCCTTACCGACAAACGATGAACAGTCGCTAAAGCCCTTGCCCCAGCGGTTGGTCTGCGAATACTTGTCACCGGAAAACTGCTCTACTGCCCGGGGGAGAGCCGGAAGACCCTCCCCCGCAACAGTGTCGACGTAACCCGTAGGTACACCACTAGAGACACCAGTGAAAGCGGAGGCGTTGACACTAGGCGTATTCCGAATCGGGGACGGTCTACCGGTAGAGACATCCTTAAGGGCAGCTAGAGGATTCCGCGACGTGAAGCCTGCATAGATCAGCACCCCTCCTGCCGCTACCAATAGAACAGTACTCGTCGGAATAGCCACGTAAATCAGCCCTTGACCATACGCAGAACACGGGGAGCGACAAACGCGCCGAGAAGGATACCGACCGCAAGAGTCGTATACGGCTTAAAGTACTTGTCCATGGTTTACCCTCCCCTCTTACCGCTGACCCGGAGTAATAGACTTCGGGTCACCATTCGCAGGCCACACGTAGTTCACAAAGACATTGAACGTGTGAGCGCTAGAAGAGTCCGTCGACCCAACGGACCCGCGCATGACCAAGGAGGTAGCCGACGTAACCGGCAGATACCCGAAACGAGACTCAGCGCCGGGCTTCAGTCCATAGTCTCTAGTGAACGGAAGCGCTCGCACGCCACGGTCAAGAGTGAGGGCACCCGTGTTGGTTTCTGTACCGCCCGAGTATCCGTAGTCGATAGACATCATTTCCTTCCACGCGCGCTGGATACGCGAGACAGGAACGGTCTTGTCATAATGCAACTCAAACGGGTCCGGCAAGTCATTCTCACTGCGGGTACCCGTAGAAGTCCTAAGTTCGAAAATCAGGTTGCGGACCAGACCGGAGAAAGTGTTCAGCTGCTGATTCATCGACCCAGTACCAACAACAAGCGTCTGCTTGTCCCAGTACTGAATAGAGTTCAGGGCAGGGGGATTCGGGTCAGCAGGGTTCTTATAGACGTCCTGCTGATCAGAGTCCATCCAGCCAACCTGCTGAATGCGGGTACGGATGGACGGGAGGTTAGTCGGTGCCGTCGAGTAAACGTCTGCACTACCAGCCAGAGTGATATCAAGCTTGTAAACGGCAGACGCAGACTTGTTCAGAAGCGAGCCGAAACCATCACGGTGGACGATCTCAATAGGCACTCGCAGAACGAAAACGAAGGAACCACCAGTAGCACCACTACCCGTGGTGACACTGAAATTGGGCGAGTTCTTCGCATCGTCGTTAAAGCCGTAACCACCGTACTTGTTGATGAGGTACAGGTCATGGCCCGTCACCGGACCCAGGATAGGCTTGTTGTTCGTGTCGCTGAACTGAAGGGAGAGAATGGCGCTGAAAGGCGCGTCCTCCTTCAGAGCAACAGTAGCCGCATTAGCAGCCGTAGTCGCCTCAATGACGACGTACATCAGCGACGTAAAGCCGTCAGTGTCGAGAGCATACGTCGGCAGCTTAACCGGGTTGGCAAGCTGAGTAGTCGTGTTGTCATAAATGGCACGGTCGATAGTACGCGTGCCTGTGATGAAGGGGCGCATGGTAATAACCTGCTGTCCCTTATCACCCTTAACGGCGGTGTCCGCCATAGGGAACTTCCCTCCCTGTATATGGACAAGGCTGATTCGCCAACGCTTTCCGCGTGACGTGGTGTCATACCAATAGTACCAAAAACGTTCGCGCCTGCAAACAATTCGTTTGCAGGCGCAAAGTGGGAGGAAAGGGTGGAAAAGGGTTAAGCGTTAAGCGCTGACGATACACACCACGGACTTACGCCCTGCAGCCTTCACATAAAGCCATTCGTACTCCTCCAGAGCCTCAGTACCCTCACGAATAATTTCAGGGTCAACGCCGGATATCTCCTCATACCGCTTACGCGAACGCTTATCCGGATCGTAGGAAATAAAGAAGTGAGTTGACTGCGAGTAAGCCCAAGTAGGGATAAACGCCGGACGCTGCGATGCCGCCCATATCGCACAGTTCATGGAACGGCCTTTAGTCCACACTGTCACCAACTCATCCCCTAGCTGCAACTCATGCGTGAGAGAGTACGTCTCGTCCGCGAAAAGGATACGGTTACCCTTTGCATAGGAATCAAGTATGCACTCTTCAAACACGTCGTGATGCCTCTGGCGAGTCCAGTAGATATCACGCATGTTGTGATCCGGCTTCAAGAGATAACCGGCAGGCTTCTTGGGACGCCACTTATTGGAAAAATGAGGCGGCCACGATGTCACCGTCTGGAACTCGTGATCCTTGGCAAAAGTCTCTAGCGTCCTATCACGAGGCTTCATCGCAAAAATGATCGCAGGGTTCTTCTCGGACGATATAACTCCAAGCGCGTCCAGGGCCATCTGGGTCTTACCCGACCCCGTAGGCCCAAGAATCAAAACGTGTTCGTCAGGAGAATAATGGAAATAGCGGTATAGGAATTCCCTCCGCTGAATCTTGACAAAGCGCATGTCATGCCGCCTGACGCATAAGGTCCTGCGTAACCTCATCTTTTGTACGGCCACCCATCCCCTTCACAATCTCCCCAGGGACCTTATCGTGGTTATGCAAGATCTGAACCACCATCGGAATAGTAGCTGAGATCAGCGCCGCATACGGTCCGGCCGACAGAATCCGATCCATCGCTGCGGCGAACTTCGGGTCATTATCCGCCGTGACCTGAACAGCATCAGCGATTCTCGGCGCATGATCCGTGACCGCAACCGCGTCAAGAGGAGAGAAGAACGATGCGACAAAGGCCCCCATCTGAGCCAGACCGAGAAAGCCCGGACGGTAATCCGTTTTGCTCTTGGACTTATATCCACCCGACTTAGCCCGTGGCGCAGCAACGCCCTTGGGTGGATTCTTACGCGGCTTCCCATTCTTGAACCTCCCATACGGAGCCTCCGGATCGGCACCCGGGATAACATCCGAAACCGGGTCGACACCGGTAGTGTCAATGTCGATATCACTCATATCTTGAAGCCTCGCTTTGCGTAATCACCGTGACTCGGAATCCTCGCACCCTTATCGTAAAGGTCACGGGAAAGCTGTAGAAATCGCCTCAGTTCCGCGTACGTGAAACCCGTCGGAGGGATGCACAGATAACAGCACTGCGTCGGGTGAAGCTGAAAATCGATAGCCTGCTGTCGCGTGTCGTAAAGGACATTATCCGACCCGCCGTCGGAAAGACGAAACGCAACCCACTTACCCCAAGCCGCATCCCCCTTACCGAGAACGTGCATATTCATGATGTCAAAAGCACGCTTAGCGAAATCATCCTGCGAACCGGTGTTGCTCACTTCTTGACCTCCGCGAGAGCGCCTAGAGCAATCCCCAGCGCAAGAATCGCGACAGCAGCAACCGCAATGAGTGCGACAGATGCAGCTTGACTTGTGGCGACGACTTCTCTCGAAGCATCGGAAACGTCCTCCGCAGTCTCTTGGATACGCCTGGTAAATTTCATGGTTAGATGGTACCATTTTCTACGCAGGATTCACAATCGCAAAGTGAGGAAAAATGAGTACTCCGACCGAAGACACCGAAAATTCCGAGGCTAAGAAGGTCCAGGACCAGATCCAGCAGACGCAGGAGCAAATCGAAGCGCAAGAGGAAAAGGTCGAAAAGGCTTCGAACCATCAGGAAGAGCGACACGAGTCCGCCAAGCTGGACAAGCTACTGGAAAAGTTCGACTCTCTCGTAGAAAAGATGGCGCGTATTGACGAACGGCTTGCCGAGCCTACAGTCCCCGCACCGCCCGCTAAGGAAGAGCCCCCGACTCAGGCTGCTACCACCGCTGACACAACCGAGACCGCAACTGAGTCTGTCGAAGAGCGACCCCGTAAGCGTCGCCTAGGGGCTTGGTAAGGGCTACGAGGGTCTTGCACTTCCTAAGGCGCTATGCTAGCCTCGACGTCTCACGGCGCAAAGGAGTAGCGAGACCTATGAAATGGAATGACATTCCGTGGGATGAAGACGCAGACCCTGAAATCAAGGCAATGGAGTTTGATCTTCAAGTCGAAGAGAACAGTCACTCAGCTAACGGAGAGAACAATGAGTAATTTCACGCGGCAGGACGTTGCAGCCATCCTTACCGGCATCGCGGCGGGTATAGGCGGAACCGGTGTAGCAGACGCAGCTAACGCTGACACCGTAAGCACCTTGGTGGCAGGTATAGTCAGCGCGATCCTTGGAACCCACTTCTGGTACAGATTCAAGAAGTAAGCATCTAAGCTTGCATCGCAGGCCCTAGTCGACTAGACTAGGGCCTGTAAGCGTTAAGGGACTAAGGAAGGAACCACAATGATCGTCGCTCCCCGCCAGCTCACCAACGGTAAGTGGTTCGCCCTCATCACCCTCGGATACGCACACGATTTCAAGATTGTGCACACAACCGCCGAGTACTACACTAAGGAAATGGCAATCGCCGACGGAGAATGCTGGGTCGCATTCCACGGAACGGAGACCAAAATGACCGAAGCCGAAGAAAAGAACCTTGTCCGTGAAGAGCACACGTACCGTATTCACGCACACGTCTGGTCACCGAAGGACGGACACTCCGACCGGCGGTTTATCGTTAAGGGAGTTAGCATCGCGGACGCTGTAAAGAAGTTGGAGGACAAGCTGACCGCTTCACACCCCGGGACCCTGGTTACCGCCAAACGGTACGAAGTGATCCAGTAAGCCGGTATCACAGCGGGTGTCCAAGTAGTCGAACAAGATAGGTGGGGGCTACAGCCCCCACCTTAAGGGGTACTAAGAAATGGCTAGAGCTAAGTTCGGTATCAAGGTCAGCGAGTACGACGTCAGCGGCGTTATGCGTGAGGTTCGATGGTTGACAGCTCAAGACAAGTTTACGACGCTAGCAGGTGCATTGAAAGCTGTCCGCTTTATGGCTGCGGAGTACACCGTTTCAGAGTTTGGGGTTTACCGTGATGATGTGACACATGTCGAGTTGTCAGTGGTAAAGGGAAAGCGTGGAGCTGTCTGCTACCGGCGTATTGTAGATCTGGCCTAGTTAACGCCCTACCACAGCGGGTGACCAAGGATCACACAGAGTAATGGATCCTTGGCACCCGCTAAAGGTCC